ATGCAGGCGTGTGCACTGCTTTTGCTTGTGCTGGCGACGACCTGGGCCCACGCCCAGGAATCGGTCTGCGCGCGCGTCAAGATCGAGATCAAGCAGGAGCTGACCCTTGAGCGCCAGGCCTTCGATGCGGAGATGCGCATCACCAACTCGCTGCCGGTCACGCCACTGACCCAGGTAGAGGTGGAGGTGCGGGTTACGGATGAGACCGGGGCCGGGAAGCCCCGGCCGATGGGGCGACTTCCGCAGTTCCTGCTGCAGCTTGTCCACGCCAATCAGCTGCCACGAGCGATCCACACTGAACATCGCGCTGTTGTGCGCCTGATCTACGACTTCGCATAATGTATAGAACGTAGGGCCATTGAACGTCTGATTGGCAACAGCGTTCGCTGCATGAGCCCGAGAGGGCAGGGCCATGCCAACTGCCAGGCACACCGCCATCGCGGTGGCTGCAAGCTTTCGCCAGACCGCTTTCTCTTCCCGGCTGATGGCGCGCGCTTCGCCGATTATTCCCAACACGCGGGCAAGCGGAATGCCCGTGAGCCCGGCTAGAGTTGCGCAAACCACGGCATCTGGGTGGGAAACACCCTTACGGTAGTTGCTTATTGCTGTCGGCCTGACGCCGAGCCGTGGCGCGAGATCCTTGTCATAGCTGGCTCCGCAGACTTCCTTCGCCTTGTCGAGTAAAAAATTTACGTCCATATGGTCCAAGGGCCTTGATTTCTGGAATCCAAGGGTATTGAATCATGCCCGCGATCCAAGGGACTTGGTTTCGCCCCGCCAGCCGGTTCCCAAGGCCGTTGGCGGGTCACCTTGGGCTTGGGGCATGGGGATGCAGCGATGGACTCAACGATTTTTGCCGTGCTGGCTGGCGCGCTGCTGGCCGTATCGGTCGGCTTGGCGAAACTCTGCACGTGGATCTTCGACCGGCGCCAGGCAGCAGCGGTCCGCGCGCTCACGCAGGCGTCCATCCTTTCCCAAGCGCACGCCCAGGTGCGCCGTGGCTGAGTTCGCCATCCCTTCGTATTGCACCTTTGGTCATCAGCACAGCGCCGCATGTATTGAGCGCGTTCGTCGGGCTGATCTGGCGATGCAGCTTTGTCACCACGCCGGTGAAACCGCTCGCGCCCTGGAAAAAAAGCGCGCGCCTCGCTTCGCGCAGCTGGATCTTCTGGCGCTGCCTGTTGACCAGGACGTGATTGATTTCTGGTGGTCTGTCCATCGTGCTTGTGGCGTCGAGTACCGCCGCATGTCGCGGATCTTCTGGACGCGCTGCCCGCATGGACCTACACGTTCCGGACAGGGCAATGAGCCATGACGACTCACTACCCTCACAGCCCGTGCTACCAGTGCGGGGGCAGCTTGCAGAAGCTGTCAGCAGTGGATGCCCGGTTGACCTGCTGCCGCAGCTGCGGCGCGCTGATCTTGAAGCAGGTGGATATGCAGAGCTCCTACAGCGCCTTGAATGGCAGCAGTTCTGGACTCTCACGTTCCGCGTTGAGCACAGCAGCGCTACGGGCGGTGTCCACCCAGAGAAGGCTGACAAGGCGTTCCGCTACTTCGTCAGCTGCATCAACCGGAGCATCTACGGGCCGAAGTGGAACACGAAATGGCATCGCGGCATCCAATGGGCGCGAGGCCAGGAGTTCCACCGCGACGGCCGGCTGCACTTCCATGCAGTTGCCGCTGCTCCTACCGACGACCTCAACCGCCTCATGTCCAGGTACGAATGGCACGAGCGTTGGTACAAGGATTTCGGCCGCAACCGCATCGAAGCGCCGCGTAGCCAAGCCGATATCACCGGCTACGTCTCCAAGTACGTCACCAAGGGCGGGGCAGTGGATCTGTCACGAAACTTCGGCTCCTGGGAGCCGCCGCCCATCGACTACACCAGGCGTCCTGTCCAGGACGAATTCGAACAAACGACACGCCGGGGTGGCATCGAAGCCATGACTGGGGTGTAGGGGCAGGGCCCCTACGGATAACGCCTCACACGCACCAGGAACACTGCCGCCCCGGTTTGTTGGGAAACCTCTTACCAGGACGGCGCGGGAGCCAGCCAACACCCTGGCAACGCCTTGATCGCAGCGACAGCAACACGCGATCCGGTAGGCCGACACCGTGACCGTCTGCCCTGGGTGGCCTGATGCAAGCATCGCATTCCAGTCATTGCTAAGCCTCTCCCGCCCCCCGCTGTTGGGGGGTAAGGGGGGACTTAGCTTGACCCCCCAGTACCGCCCGCAATGAGCTCTACCCAAACACGACAACCGACAACCGACAGAGAGAGACGAAGACTATGAACAACCCGACCATCAAGATCACCACCGCCGTCGAAACGCGCACCGTCACCACCTCGAAGGGCATTCCGAAAACGATCTACTTCCAGCGCGCCCAGGTTGAGACCGAGGAAATGCGTGTCCAGGTTGAGGTTGAAGTGGATGCCCAGGACAAGGGCTATCCGGTGGGTGCAGTGAAGGAATGGGACCTTGTGCGTGACCTGGTGCCGGGCCGCTTCGGCATCGAGCTGGCTCGCCGCATGACGCTGATCGATCCCGCTGGCAAGCAGCCGGCAAAGCAGGCCGCATAACCCATGGCTGTGCTGATCCCCGCTTGCCTTGAACGTGACCTGGACACGGCAACGGGGACCTGCACGGCTGTGGTCTGGATTCCTCAACCGAGCTTGCTGCCGGACCTGCCGATTGAGGATGCACAGCTCATCGGAGCAAAAATCGCGCTCCTGTGGGCCGTGGCGTACGCCTTCCGGCTCATCCGCAAGAAAATCCAACAGTCCTAGGAGGACACGAAATGTCGAAGTTCAAGAACGCCCTGCGGGGCAAGACCGCCGCTCTCGCCGCTGTTGGTGCCAGCGCCCTGGCAACCTCGCCCGTTTTCGCTGCCGGTGGTGGTGGCGTCGATGTCGGTGACGTGGTTTCGGCCATCACCGGTGCGGCCGCTCCCATCGCAGCCATCGGTGGTGCAGTGCTGACCATCATGGTGGGCATCAAGGTCTACAAGTGGGTTCGCCGCGCAATGTAACGACCACCGGGGGGCAGGGCCGACTCCCTCCCCTCGGTCTTTTGTGACGCGCCACGGTGGCGCAGGGGGCTTGGGATGGAAGGTTGGATCTGGCTCGGTGCATGGCTCGTTGCCTGCGCGATCATCTTCGTGGAATTCGACTGATGCACTGGCTCGCACGCGTGTTCGCTTCCGCGATAGCCCGCCGAATCGCATACGTCCTGGTCGCTGCGGTGCTTGCATGGTTCGGCGTTGCCCGCGCACATGCGCAGGCGCGAGACTGCAAGGACTCCAACGCGGAATGCTCTGTAGCTGAGGCGTCTGCGCAGTGCGAGGCATTTATCCCCGGTGCGGGCAACGAATCTATCCCTGGTGGATACACCCGCAAGCAGTGCATTCGTGAAGGCGGCGATACCAGCGGCAGATACACGATGCTGTATTGGGGCCGTGCTGCCAATGGTGCCGAGGTTGGCCAGTTCGTTACGGGCTACTGGTACTGGCGGAACAAATGTTCCACCGAGCCGTCGTTTACCGGCACCGGCCCATGGTCAAGCATTGGCGGAGCTGCACGTAGTGGGAGTCTTGGCTGTCGCAATGGTTGCGACGGAATGTGGCATCAGAATGGCGATAGCACCTCAACCTGGACTGCGATGGCTGGCGGCGGACTTTGTCCTGATGACCAGGAGAAGTCCTGCAACGCGATGCCAGGGCGGTATTGGAATTCCCTGCTCAAGGTTTGCGAGCCTGCGGACGAAACCTGCCCCGGCGGTGGAAAGCCTAACTCGCTCGGAAAGTGTGAGCCCGAACCATGTCCCGAAGGCATGGCGCAGCAGGCAGATGGCACCTGTAAGAAGAAGGATAATGAGTGCCCCGCCGGTGAGATCAGGTCACCCGATGGCAAGTGCCTTCCCGGCGAGGGTCAATGTGCCAAGGGTGAGACTCGCGGCAAAGACGGCACCTGCAAGAAGGACCAGGACGAAGACGGCGAGCCCGATGAACCGGGTGAGGGCGAGGATCCCAAGAGCGAGTTTTCGGGCGGCGATGACTGCAAGTCGCCACCGTTTTGCAGCGGCGATGCCATCATGTGCGGGCAGGCACGTATCCAGTGGCGCATTGAATGCAACACCCGCAAGAATCGCAACGTCGCTGGCGGCACGTGTGCATCCATGCCCATCTGTACCGGTGAGAAGTGCGATGCCATGGAGTACACCACCATGGTCATGGTGTGGCGCACTGCATGCGCTACGGAAAAGCTTGCTGCGGTGTCCCAGGGTGGCGGCTCAGGCGACAACGGTGACCTGAGCGCAATTCGCAACGCGCTCACCGGCAACGCGGGCAATCCGGATATCGGCGCGGAAGGTAGCCCAACAGCGGCGTTTAGCGATGAATCTGGTTACGGTCAGGCCGGATACCCTGGCACGTTCAACCCTGATACGTCTGGTTTCGGCTACTCCAGGACGTGCCCCACGATTCCCAGCGTTTCGGTCATGGGTCAGACGCTCACTTTCGATACCAGCGTTTTCTGTAGCTGGCTCATTCTTGGCGGCCAGTTCGTCCTGGTCATCGCTTCCATCGTTTCCCTGCGCATCATCAGCGCCGGAGGTACTGCGTAATGCCCGCACTTATTGGCATGTTGATCAGTGCACTGGGGTGGTTGTTCAGATCGCGAATTGGTCTTTTCATCATGACCGCCATGGCATGGCTCGGAATCAACTTCGGCACCATCAAGATGGTTATTGAACCGGCCATTGACCTTCTTCGTCAGCACGCGCAGGGCTTGGGCGGGGCAGGGCAGCTCGGCGGCACGGCGATGGCGTGGGCTGGTGTGTTGCAGTTCGACCGCGCTATCACGATGGTGATTTCTGCTGTAGCTGCGAAGTGGGCCATAACCCAGGGTCGGCTGTTTCTGTTCAAGAAAGGTTTCGGAGCCAAGCCCTAATGCCTATCGAGATTTTTACCGGCCAACCTGGTAATGGTAAAACGGCCCTGATGATGGAGCGCCTGGTCGAAGAGGCCAAGGCGGGAAAACGCCCCCTTTTTGCCTTCGGTATCGACGGGCTTAAACCCGGTCTTGCGACTGTCCTGGACGACGCACGGCGCTGGAATGACAGGGACGGGGAGGGCAATCACATAATCCCCGATGGGTCTTTGATCTTCGTCGACGAAGCGTGGAAGTGGTTCGGCCATCTGCATGACGCCACGCGCCAGCAGACGCCTAAACATGTCCTGGACCTCGCCGAGCATCGGCATCGCGGCCTGGACTTCATCTGGACCACGCAGCAGCCGAACCAGCTTTATCCCTTCGTTCGCGGGCTCATCGGTGGCCACACGCATGTCGTGCGCCGGTTCGGCACGAAGATGATCGACGTTTACAAGTGGGGCGAGCTCAACGAAGAAATCAAGAGCAGCGCGAAACGCGACCTTGCCCAACGCACCACCCGGTTGCTGCCATCGGCCATCTACGGTGAGTACAAGTCCGCCGAGGTGCACACGATCAAGCCGCGCATCCCATGGAAAGTGATGGCGCTACCGGTGCTCGTAGTTGTTGCCTGTGTGCTCGCCTACCTTGCCTACACGATGCTCCGCCCTGAGGGCGCTGTCGAACGCATGGGAGGCAAGGGGTCCCAGGCGGCGTCAGCCGACGGGACCCCCGTCCACACGTCGTCGGCTGGCACCCGGGACGAACAGCCGCGTTGGAAATCAGCCGGGGAATACGCCAAGGATCACTTGCCCCGCATCGCCACGATGCCATGGACCGCGCCGGTGTTTGACCAGCGCCAGGCGCACAGCGATCCGCTTCTGATCTGCATGTCGTCGCAGGCCGGCACCGATGGCCTGGGCAATCACCTGGACGCGTCCTGCACGTGCGTCACGGAACAGGGAACTGCCTACGATATGAGCCAGCCCGAGTGCCGCACTCTGGCGCGACGCGGGCCGGTCTACAACCCGTATCGGGAGCGCACGGAGGCGCGTCAGGAGCGGCAGGAGCAGCCGCAGCAGGCTCAGGCCGCAGGGCAGGGGGCCCGCCCCGTAGCAGCCAACAGCGGGGCTCTCATGCAGCGTCAGACGCGCTCGCTCGGCACCTTCCCTGAGTCGCCCCAGTATCGAACCGCAACCAAGACCCCTTCCACGACGTTGGATCTGTAATGACCAGCGGCGGTCGTGAACTGCTGAAATGGATTGCCCTGGTGCTGATGACGGGCGATCACCTGGCAAAGGCGTTCTTCGGCGGTTACGTGCCGGTGGTCAGCGAAGCGGGGCGCATAGCGTTCCCGCTTTTCGCGGTTGTGATGGCCTACAACCTGGCACAGCCTGGTGCGGATCTGGCTAAGTCGCTCCGACGCCTGGCACTGTGGGCTCTCATCGCGCAGCCGGCTCACGCCCTCGTCTTTGGTCACTGGCTTCCGCTGAATGTTCTGGCAACTTTCGCACTGGCCGCCGCGGCGATCGCGTTTGCTTCCCGCGGGAACTGGCTTGTCTTCGCCGCGGCGGTCGGCCTGGCACCTATCCTGGTCGACTACCAGTGGGCTGGTATTGCCCTGGTGGTGGCCACCTGGGCGGCCTTCGGTCGACGTTCCTCGTTTGCCTGGTGTGTGCCCGCAGCGGCCGCGCTGTGCTGGTACAACGGCAACGCCTGGGCATTGCTGGTGCTGCCGGTGCTGGCCCTTGGGTGGCTATCCTGGACGCTTCCGCGCACTCGCTGGGCGTTTTATGGGTACTACGTTGGTCACCTTGCCCTCATCGGAGCGGCCGCGCTTATACTCGGCGTATGAGCAGATTGTTCCACTACCTTGTTGCCCGCTGGATGGACCGGAATTACCTCCGCCAACAACGCCGGGGACGGTTCTAGTCAAGTGCCTGGCACTTAGCACGTCCCTGATGTGGACGACATTTTTGGAACGATGGCCGACGCCGGCAGACGAATTGCTCTCATTCGTGGAACTCTCGATCGCCATGGCTGAACGAGCTTCGGCCATCATGGTTCGCCATTCCCTGGCAATGTTGCATGTCAGCGACCACCAGGTCATGTCGCATGGCATGAGACTGTGGCCCTCGGGAGTGAACATGTGTCCGCCCTGGAAGCCGAAACCGGCCCAGGGGCCGGTCAGTTCAGTACGTTTATGTGGATCAATCTCGCTCATGCTGCCAGCTCGTCCTTGTCGGTGGAGCCAGTAGGTAAGCAAGATCCGATCCAGAGCCGCAGCCACTGCCAGGCGGATGCGACGAAACCGACCCAGCGACGCCGACGCATGACTTCGCATAATGTATATTATGTTATCCGTTCGAGTGCTTGACCGAGAAGTCCGAATACCACCAGCGGCCCTTGGATCTCGTGCACTGCTCCGCAGCCCAGCGAATCCACAACTGACAACCACTGTCCGGATCTGGGCTCTAAAACGCGCTTGGCATGTCGCCCCACAGCCCATCAGGATCAACCGTCACCCCGAATGTACCCGACGATCCCTGACACCTGTCACTTGTCGCCATCCGTCCAAACGCCAGAATTGGTCTGCCAACGCGCGGTGCCTCGCCGCCGATCAATCCAGCCAAGGACGTCCCGTGACCATGCTCCAACAATTCGCTTCGCATACCCCGATCTGGGTCTGGCTGCTTCTGGCCTTTCTGATCATGCGTGGCATCAAGGCCATGCGGCCAGGCGAAACCACGCTTGGACAATTGGCCATCGTGCCGGCGATTTTCATCGCCTGGAGCCTTTGGTCGATCAGTGCACGTTTTCCAGGTGCTTTGGCAGCCTGGGCGTTGTGGCTGGGCGGAATCGCTGCCGGCACGGGGCTCGGCTGGTGGCTGATGCGTCGTGCGACGATGCATACCGACCGCGCCACCGGCGCGCTGTGGCGCAGCGCCGATTACAGCCTGCTGCCCCTGCTCGTGCTTACCTTCGTGCTCAAGTATGGCTTCGAGTCCGCTTTCGCCATGTCGCCGTCGCTGGCGCTGGACACCACCTTCCGTACGGCCTACCTGCTGCTGTCGGGTGCGCTCACCGGAATCTTCGTGGGCCGCTTGCTGCGCTACGTCGCCGCGTCCCGCCGAGCGGCGGGCACCGCCTCAGTCCCGGCGGCCTGA